ATTTTCTCGAGTTTGTATTTTGATTTTCTTTTGGTCTATAAATAGAAAACAAAAAATCTAATATAATAGAATTAAAATTATAATTCTTCTTTACTGTGGGTTCGGCCTCGGTTTCAGGTGCGGCTTCGGGTGCGGCTTCGGGTGCGGCTTCGGGTGCGGCTTCAGGTTCAGAAGCAGGTTCGGGTGCGGCTTCAGGTTCAGAAGCAGGTTCGGGTGCGGGTTCGGATTCAGAAGCAGATACGGGTGCGGGTTCGGTTTCAGGTGCAGATTCGGGTGCGGGTTCGGATTCAGAAGCAGATACGGGTGCGGGTTCGGTTTCAGGTGCAGATTCGGGTGCGGGTTCGGTTTCAGATGTGGGTTGTTTACCGCCTGATTTATTTTTGGAATCTGAAGCGAAGAGATTTGAAAAACTTCCAAGTACTTCGTTTATTCCTCCACCGGTTTGCTCGATTTGATTACTGATTGGTGTAGTGTTATTTACATATTGGTTAAGATCTATATTAAATGTAGTAAAAATTCCTTTTAATAAAATATATATTCTAATAAATAATAGTGCCGCTAATTTACATTTTCTTTTCTTATGCCAAATTAATTTATTTGAATCTTCTAATATTTTAGAGTCAATAGCATTTATCTTTGTGCCTTTCGTCAATTTCTTGTTATAATAAGTATCATTAAATATTACGTCATATTTCTTTAGTGCAGTTTCGAAAACTTCTTCTGATAATAAATATAAGTTTTTGCAATAATTTTTTTCTACATTCATATTTGATGATTCATACATATTTATTGAATTTTTAAAAAAATCATTTTTTTTTATATAGTTTACTAATGAATATTTAATAAATTTATCAAAAAGTTTATCGGGTTTCTTGTTATTTAAAACATATTTTTTTCCACTCCCTAAACTAGAGAAAAAATTACTAACCACATCATACAAATCTTTTTGAACTTCCATTTATATTATAATAAGAGTATATTTTTATAAATTAAATTAAATTAAATTAAAATGAATTAAAAAAAAAATGAGTTTAATTTTAATAAAACTTATATTTTAGATATAAAAAGTATGGAAATTAACATACAACAAGACAATCATAAAGAAACACATAATACTACAAAAAAAAAGAAAAATATAAATAATAATAACATACAAAATTTATGGAATTTATTTGATTCAGAAAAAATACCAAATAAACATCAATTAGAATGTATTTATAGAACAGATGAATCAATAAATATAGAATGTAGCATTTGTACATCTTGTAAAAGTGAGCTAATTATTGGAGATGATGGATTTTATACATGTGAAAATAAAAACTGTGGTATTATTTATAAAAATAATTTAGATCAGGGTGCGGAATGGAGATTTTATGGTGCAGATGATAATCAAGGAAATGATCCAACTAGATGTGGTATGCCAATTAATCCATTACTAAAAGAATCATCGTATAGTTGCAAAGTATTATGCTCTGGTGGTAAAACAAGTTATGAAATGCATAAAATTAGAAGATATACTGATTGGCAATCAATGCCATATAAAGAAAAATCACAATATGATGAATTTCAACTTATTATTAACATATCTCAAAATGCGGGAATTCCTAAAATGATTATTGATGATGCTATGAAATATCATAAAAAAATTTCGGAGGCAAAAACATTTAGAGGACTAAATAGAGATGGTATTATTGCCGCATCTATATACGTTTCGTGTAGAGTAAATAATTTTCCACGCACTGCAAAAGAAATAGCAGATATTTTTAATTTAGATAATACCAGTGCAACAAAAGGATGTAAAAATGCATTATCAATTATAAATGATATTGATTTCAATCAAAAAGATAATGAAGTTTTAACACTTAATCAAAGTACACCAGTAACATTCATTGAAAGATTTTGCACTAGATTAGGTATTAATAAAGAATTAACAAATCTATCAAAATTTGTAGCTCATAAAATTACAAATATAAATTTAATTCCTGAAAATACCCCACATTCTATTGCTGGTGGAATTATATATTTTATATCTCAAAATTGTAATTTAAATATCTCTAAAAATGAAATAAATTCAATTAGTAAAATTAGTGAAGTAACTATTAATAAATGTTATAAAAAAATAGAGGAATATAAATATGATTTATTACCAAAAATAATTATTCAAAAATATAAAATTTAGAAAATAAATTTATATAACAAAAATTAAATATATTTATAATAAAAATTATGGCACCATCAATTATATTTTTAATACCATATAGAAATCGAGAATTAGAAAAAATAAGATTTTCTATTTATATGAATTATATATTAGAAGATTATAGTAAAAATTATTATGAAATTTATTATTGTCATCAATGTGATAATAGAGAATTTAATAGAGGAGCAACCAAAAATATTGGATTTTTAATTGCAAAAAATAGATATCCAGATAATTATAAAGATATTACTTTTATTTTTAATGATATAGACTGTTTACCTATAAAAAAAAATATTGTAAATTTTGATACAAGTATTAATATTATTAAACATATTTATGGTTTTAATTATACTTTAGGTGGGATATTTTCAATAAAAGGAATTGATTATGAAAAGTGCAATGGATTTCCAAATAATTGGGGGTGGGGATTAGAAGATAATGTTTTTAATGCAAGAGTATTAAAAAATAAATTAAAAATAGATAGAACAAATTTACATCCTATAAATTCTAAAGATATTATGCATTTTGCAAATAATAAATATAGATTAGTTAATAATAAAGATATAGCTAATTATGTAAATAATAAATTATATGACAATTTAGATTCTATAACTAATTTAAATTATGATATTATAGAAAATGATGAAGATACTAATATAAAGTTAAATAATCAATATATTATTAACATTTATCATTTTGATACATTATACAAATACAATAAAGATGAATTTTTTTATAAAGATATTAGTAAATCAACACAATTAGAATATAAACCACAAAAATTTAATAAAAATGATATTAATAATAGATGGAACATGAATATGTATAAAAATAAATAATAAATAATAAATAATTTTTTATTTTCAATAAAAATTAAAAATAAATAATTAATTAAAAAAACAATTTAATAAATTATTACATATTATAATTATTAAATTATGAATACTCAAGAAGTAGAGGAGAAAAAACAGCATGTTTGTGCGGTTTTACTTAAAGAAAATAATATACATATCTTAAGAAGAAGTACTAATCAACACGAAAGTCCTAACTTGTATGAATTTCCCGGTGGAGAAGTAAATCTTGGAGAAACACATTATGAAGCTTTACAAAGACATCTAATCAATACTTTATCAATTAATGTTGATTTAAATAATATGTATGCATTTCAAAATAATGTTATTGATTTTGATGGTAAAAGTATAAATGTAATAGTAATTAGACATTGGGAAAATCTAATTACAGTAAATGATAAATTTCATAATAAAGAACTAGAAATAACTGTAGAGGAATTAAAAGAATTCAGAGATATGGCAAGACCATATAAAGAAGTTGTTCCAGCTATTATTAAGTTTTTAAATATACCATACCCCTAAATATTTAATTTTTTTAATAAATTTTCACTATATATTAAACCAGATGGTTTATATGAATTAACATCTTTAAAATTTAAATTTTTTTTACTATTATTATTAGATAAATTAGTTTTAGATAAATCTAATTTATTATTAAAAATACTACTATTAATATCATTATTATCTTCATTATTACTTTCATTTTTATCATGTTTTAAATTACCATATTCATCTAAATCTTTTCCTGTTTTTTTTTTAATTTCATTTCTAACATATGTTGGTATCCATGCTTTCCAACTTATAAATATTAAATTGGGATGTGTATATCTAACTATAAAACCATTATCTCTTAACTTGTCTATTACATATGCTATACATTCACGATGATCATATTTAGGTATTCCTATTATAAATTCAGGTATAACAAACCAACAACATTCATCATTTATCTGTTGTCTAGAAGTAAATTTAATTTTATTATGTATTCTAGTTAAAATTTTATTATAATTGTTTAATACATTCAAATTTTGTTGTTGTTTCTTAACAAAAAGTTCATCCATATTTAATTTCGATGATATTGTATTATTTTCATCATCATCATTAAAATTCATAAATGTATCCATAATAATTTTTATAATATTAAAATATAAAATACTTATAAATAAAATTTAAAATAAAATAAAATCTAAAATAAAATTTAAAATATTATTAATAATTATTAATAATATTTATGACTATTCAACATATTGTTTTATCCGGTGGTGGCATTATTGGTCTAATGCAACTTGGTGTAATATCTGAATTAATTAAAAATAACTATATTAAATATAATGAAATTAAATCAATATATGGTACATCAGCAGGTAGTATTATTGGTTTATTTATTTTATTAAATTGTGATTATTCTGATACAGAAAATTATATAATAAATAGACCATTTGAAAAAATAAATAATTTAAATTTAAAAACTTTTATAAATATTTTTATAAATAAAACAGGCTATATTGATTGTCATTATGTAAAAGAAGCAATTAGACCACTTATATTAGCATCTAAATATAATTTAAATGAAAATTCTACTCTATTAGATTTATATAATGAAACAAAAATAAATTTTAATTTAATTGCAACTGAAGCTCAAGAATTAGATAAAACTATATTTAATCATTTAACATTTCCAAATATTACTATTTATAAAGCATTATTAGCTAGTAGTGGAATAATGGGTCTAACTGAAATAATATATTATGAAAATAAATATTACATTGATGGTGGATTAACATCTAATTGTCCAGTTATGGAATGTTTAGAAAATGAAAAATGTAAAATAGAAGATATATTAATTTTAGATAATACAAATAAAACACTTCATGTTAATAATTATTCGACTTTTGAAGATATATTTATTGAGTCTGAATATAAATTAGAAAAAAAAATCAATTTAATAGAATTTACAATGTTTATAATTAACAATATAGTTAAAAATTATGTAAAAATATCAGCAAAAGATAATTATTCAGATTATTATAATCATAATTATATTAATTGTGCTGTTGCAAAAAATATAGCTAATCTTATTTTATGGAAAAAAATATGGTTTAATACTAATAAAAAAAAGAGATTAATTAATACTGGAAAAATCTTGGCACAAAACTTTATAAAAAAAAAATTTGATAAAACTATTAATATATACGATATATGTTATAATGATTTTTCTAATAATTATTTAGATATCTCTAATTTTATGAATAACAATAAAAATAATTTTCATACTAATATAGATTTATCTAATATTGATTTATCTAATATAGATTTATCTAATATAGATTTATCTAATATTGATTTATCTAATATAGATTTATCTAATAT